GTGCGCGACATCGAGGCGCTCGGCGAGGTCTACGACATCGAGGAGATCGCGTTCGACCGGTGGGGCGCGTTCCAAATCTCGACCAAGCTGACCGGCATGGGGTTCACGATGGTCGGCTTCGGACAGGGGTTCGTCAGTATGAGCCAGCCGACGAAGGATCTGTTACGGCTGACCATGGCGCGCCAGCTCAGCCACGGCGGCAACCCGGTGTTGCGTTGGATGGCTGACAACATCGTGGTCGACCAGGACGCGGCCGGCAACGTCAAGCCGAATAAGGCCAAGTCGCGGGAGAAGATCGACGGCGTGGTGGCCGGGGTGATGGCGCTCGACCGGGCGATCAAACACTGGGGCGTCGACACGGGCAGCGTGTACGCGCATCGAGGGATCAGGACCATATGAACCGCTGGGATGTGCTGGTCGCGGTGGGGGTGATCCTGCTGGCCGTGGGCGCGGCGATGATCTCGATCCCGGCCGGGCTGATTGTGGCGGGCCTGGGATGCGCGGGGTTCGGCGCCGCCGGCGCGTGGGCCGAGAGTCGCGCTCTGGGCGGACCTGCTGGCCCTGCCCGTGGGCCGAATGGAGGTGATCAGCCGTGATTGGGGCCATGACACGACCAGCGACTCGACCGACCCAGGCACCGCCCGGCGGGATCCTGTCGCGGCTGTTTGCCCGGCGGGCGCTAACCGAGGCGAACGCGCAGGGCCTGCTGGGATTTCTCCAGGGGTTGGGCTCACTGTGGCAGACGACCAGCGGCGCGGTGGTCACGCCCGAAGGGTCGCTGCAATCGACGACGGTGTTCGCCTGCGTGCGCGTGCTGACCGGTGCGATCGCGTCGCTGCCGATGCTGACCTATCGCCGGCGCGCCGATGGCGGCCGGGATCGAGCCACGAATCACTACCTGTACCCCGTGCTGCACGACGTGACCAACGGCGAGATGACGGCATTCGAGTGGCGCGAGTGCACGGTCGGACACCTGGCGCTGTGGGGCAACGCCTACAGCGAAATTGAAGAGAACAACGCCGGGCAGGTGATCGGCCTATGGCCGCTGCGACCCGACCGGGTATTGCCCCGGCGCAACCCGAGCACCAAGCAAATTGAGTACGTGGTTCAGGTACCGAAGGGCGGCCCGCCGGTGGTGCTGCCGGCTGAGCGGGTGATGCACGTGCGGGGCCTGGGCACGAGTGGGCTGTTCGGCCTGTCGCCGATTCAGATGGCGCGGCAAGCGATCGGGCTCAGCCTGGCGGCCGAGGAGTTCGGCGCGCGCTTCTTTGCGAACGGCGCGACGCCCGGCCTGGTGTTGCATCACCCAGGTCTGCTGTCTGACGAAGCTTACAAGCGGCTGAAGGAAAGCTGGAAGGAACAGCACGAGGGCCTGAGCAATGCTCAGCGCACGGCGATCCTGGAGGAGGGCGTGACGGTCGAGAAGATCGGCATCCCGCCCGAGGACGCCCAGTTCCTGGAGACGCGCAAGTTCCAGGTGGCGGACATTGCGCGGGTGTATGGCATCCCGCCCCACATGGTCGGCGACGTGGAGCGGTCCACATCCTGGGGCACGGGCATCGAGCAGCAGGGCATCGGGTTTGTGACGTACACGCTCGACCCGTGGCTGGTGCGGATCGAGCAGCGGGCCGGGATGTCGCTATTGATGCCGGCTGAGCGGCGCGAGTATTTCATCCAGTTCCTGGTCGATGCGCTATTGCGGGCCGACACGCAGGCGCGGTATGCGGCCTACAACACGGCGCGGCAGGGTGGCTGGATGTCGGTGAATGAGATTCGTAGCCGAGAGAACATGAACCCGATCCCCGGTGGCGACACGTATTTGTCGCCGCTGAACATGACGCCGGTGGGCGCGCCTGCGGGTGGCGATGCCGGCGCGCCTGCGAGCGACGCCGGCGGAGGTGCAGACGATGAAGGAACGACGGTTTGAACTGAAGATTCCGACGAACGCGCAGGGCCACGAGGTGCGCGCCTACGACGCGCGCATGGACACCGAGGACGGCAAGCTGCGCGGGTATGCCGTGGTGTTTGATGTGCTCAGCGAGGAGATGTGGGGATTCCGCGAGCGGGTGCGGCGCGGCGCGTTTACGGCGCACCTGGCCGAGGGTGCGGACGTGCGAGCCTTGTGGCAGCACGATGTGAACTATGTGCTGGGCCGGACCAAGTCCAAGACACTGGAGCTGGTCGAGGACATCCACGGGCTGCGCAGCGTGATCGATCCGCCCGACACCCAGTGGGCGCGGGATGCGATCACCACGATCAAGCGCGGGGATGTAGACCAGATGTCGTTCGCATTCAAGGTCGTGACGGATGAATGGAACGTCGAGGACGAAGTTCTGATCCGCACGATCGTGGACGCGAAGCTGTACGACGTTTCGCCGGTGACCTTCCCGGCGTATCCCCAAACGTCGATCAGCGCCCGTGCGGACCAGGTCCAGGTCCGGAGTGTGACGGTACCAATCACAGGTGACGACGGCGGCTCGGCGCGGCTGGCAATTCTGCGCCGGCGACTAGAGCTGGCCGAAGTTGAGATTTAGGCAAAGGAGTATAGAGATGAACCTTCGAGAACTGAGGCAGCGCCGAGCAAACTTGATCAGCCAGGCTCGCGCGATTGTGGATGCGGCTGACACCCGGCCCGAGGAGGCGCGCGGACTGACGGCCGAGGAACAGACCCGGTACGACGCGCTCATGCGCCAGGTCACGGAACTGGGCGCGGACATCCAGCGCCGCGAGCAACTGGAGACGATGGAGCACGACCTGCAACAGAGCACGCGCGATCCCCAGCGGGGCGACCCGGCCGGCGCGGCCGGCGGCGCCGTCGGCACTCAGGCCCGCTCGACCGAGTGGCGGTCGCGTGGTTTGCGTGGCCTGGTCGGCCAGGATCCGGAGTGGCAGACCCAGCCCGAATGGCAGACGCCGTTGCGCTCGACTGATCCGACGTATGCGCGGGCGTATCGCACATTCCTGCGGCGCGGTGTGGTCGCGCCTGAGCTGCGCGCGCTGCAGGCCGACAGTGACACGCTCGGCGGCTACATGATGGCGCCGATGCAGATGGTTGACCGGCTGATCGAAGCGGTCGATAACCTGGTGTACATCCGCCAGTGGGCGAGCGTGTTCGCTGTGCCGAACGCGGATTCGCTGGGCGTGCCGTCGCTCGACACCGACGTGAGCGACCCGGCCTGGACGACCGAGCTGGCAACCGGCACCGAGGACTCCTCGGTGGCGTTCGGGCGGCGCGAACTGCACCCGCACCCGCTGGCCAAGCGGATCAAGATCAGCCGCAAGCTGCTGGCCAAGGTGCCCGACTCTGAGGCGCTGGTGATTCGCCGGCTGGCGTACAAGTTCGGCGTGACGCAAGAGGCGGCATTCCTCACCGGGTCCGGCGCGGGTCAGCCGCTCGGCGTGTTCACGGCATCGGTCGATGGCATCCCCGTGGCGCGCGACTACTCGACCGGCAACGCGCAGACCGCGATGACGTTCGACGGGCTGATCGGAGCGAAGTACACCCTCAAGAGTCAGTACTGGCCCAATGCCCGCTGGATGTTCCATCGTGATGGCGTAGCCCAGATCGCCAAGCTGAAGGACGGCAACGGCCAGTACATCTGGCGCGACAGCGTCCAGAATGGCGACCCGGACCGGCTGCTGGGGCTCCCGGTGGCGATGAGTGAGTATGCGCCGAACACGTTCACGGCCGGATTGTATGTGGGCATCCTGGGCGACTTCTCGAACTACTGGATCGCCGACTCGATGGCCATGGACATGCAGCGGTTGGTCGAGCTGTACGCCGAATCGAATCAGGTCGGCCTGATCGGCCGGCTGGAGACGGACGGCATGCCGGTGCTGGGCGAGGCGTTCGTGCGCGTCAAGCTGGCCCCATAGGCTGTCACTGTTCCTGTGGTTTGACCTGAGATTTGACCTGATGGGGCGCCGGTAAGGTCCGGCGCTCCAGGAGATAGAGAGACATGAACCTGATTACGAGCGTCAAGATTGAGGAAGTCGGCGCGCCGGTGGCCAACGCGAACAACACCGACCAGAACAGCGACCGGCTCGACATGAGCGGATGGGACGGCGTGGTGTTCATCGTGCCGATCACCGACTGCGTGCAGGCCGGCGTGGCAACGCTGAAGGTCGAAGAGAACACGTCGGACAGCGACACGGGCATGACTGCGCTGACCGGCGCGACGGCCACGGCCACGTCGGCGGGCAACGACGACCTGAACAACATGCTGTTGGTGGTCGATGTGTATCGCCCGCGCGAGCGGTATGTGCAGGGCGTGATCACCTCGGCGACGCAGAACATCGCGTTCGGCAACACCATCGCGATCCGCTACCAGGGCCGCAAGCTACCGATCACCGAGGCGGCGAGCATCGCCGATTCGGCCATCGTGATCAGCCCGGCTGAATAGCGCTGCCGTTTGTGGATGGATGAATGGCGCGCCGGTCGTTTGTGGGCCGGCGCGCAGGATGGAGATGACAGATGGCAGACCTTTCCTACACGGCCAAGGTATACGAGCAGCAAGGCGGCGAGCGGTTGGTGGTGGCCAGCGGCGGGTCGCTCGACGTGGAGTCGGGCGGCGAGATCGACATCGAGTCCGGCGGGTCGTTGAAGATCGCCGGCACGGCGTTGACAACGACGGCGGCAGAGCTAAACACGCTGCACTCCCCGCCGGCGTATGCGGACGGGTTGGCGATTCAGGTGGCGCGATTCACGTTCGACCCGTCGCTGACGGCGGGCATGCGGACCATTGCCGCGCACGGACTGGGCGTGAGCCTGCCGGCTAAGGCGATCATCCTGGACGGCGTGATCGATGTGGTGACCACGTTCACGAGCGCGGGCGCCGATGCCGGCACGATCGCGATCAGCGTCGAGGGCGCGAATGACATCGTGACGGCAGTCGCTATCGCGGACGGTGGCAACCCCTGGGACGCCGGGCTGCACATGATCATCCCTGTCGTGAGCGTGGCCACGATGGTGAAGACGACCGTGGCCCGCGAGATCACGGCGACGGTGGCCGTGCAAGCGTTGACGGCCGGCAAGCTGCACGGGTTCCTGCGCTACGTCGTGAGCGAGTGAGGCACCTATGTACGCAGAGCGACATGTGGTGACGGTGACGACCATCGCGGACGGGTCGGCGACAGCCTATTCGCCGGTGATCACGGGCCGGATCGTCTCGATCCGCTACGTCAAGCCGGCGCAGGGCGGATTCGATAACGGCGTGGGGTTCACGATCACGGCCGAGGCGACCGGAGAAACGATCTGGGCTGAGGCGGCGGTGAACGCATCGGCCACCCGCGCGCCGCGCCAGGCCACGCACTCGACGGCGGGTGTGGCGGCTCTGTTTGCGGCGGGCGGGACGGCCGTCGGCGACGCGATCGTGCTGGCTCAGGACCGGGTCAAGATCGTAGTGGCGGCGGGCGGCAATGTGCTGACCGGCACGTTCCACATTCTGGTGGCCTGAATGAGCAGAGTCAAACTCTTGACACTGATGGCCGGCCCGACTGGTGTGTTCCAGCCCGGCCAGATCGTGACCATTTCCACGGACATGGCGACGGCGCTGGTGGCCGGCGGATACGCCGAGATGGTCGACCAGGTCGCCGACCCGGTCGAGGCGAGTGGATTGCCGGCGGCGGCGCCCAGCGGCGGGCCACCTGTTGAGCTGGCGATAGACGTGGCGCCTGAGACGGCGACCGCACCTGCGCAACGTCGGCGAGGGCGCAAACCATAGACGGCTGTGCGGTTTTGCGGACGGCCGCATAGCCGCTCCTCCTGACACCTGGCCGGGTGGAGGCGCGATGTGCGGGCATCGAGCTGCCCGGCCAGGCGAAATAACTATGAGCGCGATCACAGTCATCACAGGACCGATCAGTGAGCCGGTGAGCCTGGCCGAGGCCAAGGCGCAATGCCGCGTCGATGTGACCGATGACGACGCGCTGCTCACGGCCCTAATCGTGGCGGCGCGCGAAGAGGTCGAGCGGCACACCTGGCACGCCATGGTCAGCCAGACGCTGGAGCTGGTACTCGATCGCTGGCCGGCGTGCACGTTTGTCGAATTGCCCAGGCCGCCTTTGGCGAGCGTGACATCGATCAAATACAAGGATGCCGATGGCACAGAGACCACGTGGAACAGCGCGAACTACATCGTCGCGGCAGCTCACATTCCGGGCCGGGTGGTCCTGGCTGACGGCGCAAGCTGGCCGAGTGACACGCTGTACCCGACTGAGGCGATCCGCATCAGGTACGTGGCCGGGTGGGCGAGCGCGGCGGTCGTGCCGCAATCGCTGAAGCAGTCCATGTTGATGCTGATCGCGCACTGGTACGAGATGCGCGAGGCGGCTGTCGCCACGGGCGCGATCCCGAAGGACGTGCCGTTCGGGGTGGATGTGTTGCTGGGTTCGTTTCGCGAGAGGGCGCGGTCAAGATGATACAGGCGGGCCAGCTCCGGCACCGGGTCACGATCAAGTCGAAG